AGAGGGCAATGTCAGAACTCACTGATAAAGGCCATAATGAGATGGAAAACTTCAACAAAAGTTTCTCAATTTATTTAAAATTGATACTGCCTTTGCGTAAGATTCCTTCCGAATACCAAGAAGCTATGGCAAAATCAGCTTCTCGGTTCCATACTTTGTTCAATAGACTGGTCAAGACTCGAGGATTAACCAACTCGATAAAGATGGTTAAAACTATGAGACAAGTCTTCCTTCAATATGTTAATGGAAGCCCAGTTACTCGAACAGAGATGTTTATTTCTCTGAATAAGCGTGGACTACCAAGTTTCTTAAGTCCAATAGAGAAAGGTTTAAATAGTGAGTTCAAAGTTGACGTTATGTCACTTGCACTCACTCTTCTTACTTTAACTAAAGTTATTAAGCAGAAGGGAGACCCAAATTATTCATCAATTACTGATGAATATACAGGGGAAGATCCTATGTTCCTAGAATTCGAACTTAGAGATCTTCTTAGTAGACTAAGTCTAGAGAGAAAAGTACCATTATGGGACACTTTTCACACGAGTGTAAAGAAAGGACCAAACAAGAGACCTGCCATGCACGATTGTGTTGATGAAGCCTACTCATTCTATAACTCAAGTATTTATGAGTCATGGACCAAGTTGGACATCAGCGGTAAGCTGGTTAATTTCTTTGATAAAAGAATGCAACCATCTCGCCTTAAACCTAACCAATCTTTACTGAGAAGATTAACACACTTCCCAGATAAAGAAGGAAAGATTAGAAACATCGGTATTGCAGATTATTGGACTCAGACACTACTTAAAGTTTATCATGAAGATGTAATGAAAGTTTTAAAGCAATTTAAAGCTGACAGAACATTCGATCAAGATAACCTAGAGTATCTGTTAAATAAAGAGGTTTACTACTGTTACGACCTCACGGACGCAACAGATAGGTTCCCTTTATGGGTCCAAAAGCTTGTTATGGAATATCTTTACAATCCTGATATAGCGGAACACTGGGCAAGGCTTGTTACTGAATTACCATTCAGAACGCCTAATAATGAAGAGATTCATTATAAGGTAGGACAACCTTTAGGGTTGTACTCTTCTTGGCCCGTATTCTCTTTATCACATCACATCATTGTGCAACTCTCAGCTTTAAGAGCTGGGAGGGATCTCCCTTTTGAGGATTATGCCTTATTAGGTGATGATATCGTAATATGTGATACGGATACTGCCCTTAACTATAAATCCTTAATAACAGAAATACTTGGTATAGGTATATCTGATTCTAAAACTATAGTTGGTAATAATATATTATCTTTTGCGTCAAGATTCTTCTACAAAGGTAAAGAGTTCTCACCCTTTACACTTGCTGGATTAGTCGAGACTTCAAAAGATCCAACACAAGTTGCAGAGCTATTAAGAAATTTACAGAATCATGGGTGGGTTCATGTAAGAGACCTGATTACGGCACCCAACTTCTTTAGTAGTCTTATTTCTCCATTCTTCAAGGATTTTTACAAATTCAAGAAGGAACATAGAAAGAAGACTTTGCTCTGTTACGACGTCCCAATGACTTACGTCATTGAAGACCGATTAAACGATTGTAGGAACCAAAATTGGCCTACATGGTTTGTCAACACATCTTGTAACATATCTCATGGACCTCTTATTTTACGAGAGGTCATGGGTATATTACTGTATGATGAAATCGTAAAAGGGCGAGAGACCTTATTGAAGAGATACTCTTTCGCCATTCGTAATGATTGGAAGAAGAATATACTCGATCTATATGATCTCACGAGTCCGCGAGGAAGTTACTCTCGACTACCAACTGGTGGTGACTTACCTGTTACAGTAGTCCTAGGTAGAATGATCGAAGAATTAGGATCATTACTAGCCCACCAATATCATCATTTATTAGATGCTGATACTGGTGCTTTAGACTTAAGTTGTATGGAGGAGTTACGATCTTATCTTATTAAAGATGATCCAATGAAGAATTATCTTAATAGGACTAAGAAAGTGACTATTTATTACAACTCGAACCTTATCATTAGAGCAATGAAGCTTCTAAAGACAAAGTCTCGATTGAAGATTTTCTCTGAATTTAACAACTCTTGGACGAGTCATAAATCCTGGAGTAACCGTCAACAGAATACTGTGTGGTAAGTAACTTACGCAAAAGGTACTGTCCGAAAGGACAGGGGTCCGCTCCCCCAAGCCATG